GTCTGGCATAGTTACTCCTTCCTATGTTTAGAACTCATGCAAGATGTCCTCTGGACTATCAATTGTTGCTAACACTTCATCGTCGTTTAGCAGACGCATTTCCCCACCATCTATTTTGATTCGACTACCTGCATATCGTGCAAACATAATCCAATCTTTCTCTTTGCACCACGGACCTTCCGGATACCTCTCCTTATCCTTATAACATTGAGATCCCATGGCCATAACTAAACCAACTTGAGAAGCAACTTGTTGTTTCTCTAATGTAGTTTCAGCTAATACTAATCCACCTTTAGTTTTTTCTTTCATTTTAAAAGGTAAAACTAAAAGTCTCCAGCCTGTCGGCTTTGGTAATTTAGGTTCTTTCTCTTTTTTTTCTGATTTTTTTACACCAATAATTTTATTGTTTGGTGTTAATATCGATGACTGTTCCATTGTTGTGCTCCTTGTCGTTTAGCAGGTTAGAGATTTCCTGACGCACTGATTCCAGTGCATTAATCTGTCCTATTATATACTTGTAATTTTCCATATTGTCAATACCACCGGACGTTACTGATACTGATAGATCATCTATTCTTGAATCTAGGAATCTTAAAGTTTTATTTATTACTGTTTCTAATTGCACTAAGCACCAACTTTCTTCATAGCTTTTTTGTGACTTTTTGAAAATGACATTCCTTTTTTCATGTCTTTTTTCATACTTGCCATATGCTTTGAAGAATGATGTTTACTATGTTTTTTAAGTGTTGTTTTTTGTCTTTTACTTAACATTTCCATCTCCTTCTTGCCTGACGGATTCGTGAGTTTGGATCGTTACGAGTTTTTGCTGATGACCTTTTTAATTGTCCTAGTGATCTAGCGCAGTATGATTTCCTACGATTAGCAGCTTTTGACCCAGGCTTTACTTTTCCTGTCACGGCTGTTTTTAGTTTACTTCCAGGGTTTGCTGCCCTGTAAGCTCTTACACCTTTTGCTGTCATTCCAGCTCCAGATTTTGTTGATCTATAATTGGCACCTTTGCCTGTAGTAGTTTTTCTTATAGGATTTTCTTTTTTTCTCATTATATTTTTTGCATTGCTGGGTTAGTAGATAATATATTTTTTTCTGCTCTAGGTCTAGCATTAGAATCTTTGCTTCTTTTTCTAAGTTGAGCAATAGCAGATTCTTTTAATGCTTTTTCTTTTTTTAATCTTTGTAAATCTTTTTCTAAATTCATTATGCAAATGTTTTTACGTTAGTTGGTTTACCACCGGGATTACCCGCTGCTCGTTTTCGTTTGACAGCACTCACCTTTTGCCCTTTTGTCATCCGTGTGGCTTTTGCAAGTGGGACGCATTTTGGATACTTCCTCTTTGAGCCTTTGCTTCTCCCGCATGGTTGATATTTCCCGTCTTTCTTCGGTGCTCCAATGTCTACCCATTTCTGTGCTACCCATTCTCGTAGTCCTCCTTTTGAATAGTAAGCTCGCATTACGAGTTCTTTCCGTAAGCTCTTCCTTTGCCTTTCATGGCTAACTTACAACCTGTAGAACCAGCTTTGTATTCTATTCGTCCACCCATAGCTTTTTTAGATTGACCTCTTTTTTGAGGTTTTGGATCAACTTTTTTAAAATCTTTTTTTCTATCATCTCTAATATTTTCAACCATTTCTGGAAAGTCTCTTTTATGTTTATTAGCAGCTGCGTTTAAATTATCAGGATAAAATATATCTCCTGAAACAGCTATTTTACTTGGATGTAAAGGATGACCATCATCACTAAATCTATTTGATCTTTGTTTAGCTCTTGAAACTATACTTTTTACTTGTTCTCTTTTTGATAAACCTGATTGTCTTGTTTTCATTATACTTGACCACCTTTAAGGTATCTCATTCTAGTCATGTCCATCATTCCACCACCCATGGCTTTTTTTCTTTTCTTTTTGCCACCTGGTGTGACTTTACCTGAACATACTGCTGATGCGTACATGTTTGCGTACGCCGAGGGGTACACTTTAAATTTACGCTTCGCTGCCGCTTTACCTCTTGGACAAAGTTTTGCCATTATGCTTTTCCACCTTTAGCAGCATAACCCATTTTATTTCTTACTTCCATTGGTAATTTAGCAAGACCTTTTTGTTTCTTTTTATCTACAGGTTTTAAATTTTTACTTTTAGGTGCAAACGTTTCTTTTATTTTTTGAATGTTTGTTTTTTTCTTAGCCATGTCAGCTCCACCACCAAGTCTTCTACCGATTCTTCCACCATCAGCTTTTTTTTCAGTAGCTTTATCGATCATACTTTTAATTACTTTACTATTTTCGTTTTGTATTCTTTTGTATGCTTCTTTATTTGATTCAGTTTTTTTAGTTGTTTTACTAAAAGTAATAGGCAATTTATTTTTAAGTTCAAAATTAGTTTGATTTAATTTTTTAGTAGAGCCTTTTAATCTTTGTGTAGCAAGTTTTAAATTTCTTATTCCTTTTTGTATTTTTGTATCAGGTACGTTTGGTTTAGTCTTGTTAATAGCTTGACCTGCACCTGACATTAATCTTTTTATAAAACTTTTCATTATTTTTTTCCTCCGTTTCTAAAAATTTGTGTACCCTTTATACCATATATGCTCGCCACGACAAGGATCCAGAGATTTGTGAACCATGACGGGAGCTGCGAGAACATGTCGAAGAACAATTTTACCTTGTCCATCGCTGTCGGATCGTCCGATACGACTGCCCAAGCGAGCACCAACACGGGCAAACTTAAAATTATCAAAACCGCCTCGTCCTTCCAGTCCGATTGTCTAGCTTCTAACAATTTTCCCTGGTAAGCTTCTTCACCTCGGGCCATCTTAGATGCATGCATAAGCTGTGCATCTGACATTGCCATTTTCGTTCTCTGCTTATTAGCGTAAATTTTACTTCCAGCAGAAACGGCTAATTTAATTGCCGATAACCACATAATTTAATACCAAGTAGCTTCTTTTTTCTTTTCAGCTAGCATTCTTTTAGTACCTCTAACTTTTTCCTTGTCTCCAGTAGGAATATAGTTGAAAGCACCGTCAGCAGTAGTTTTAGATCTAGGATCTACCTCTATATTCTGCTCAGGAACTGCTATTTGCTTTGATTTTTTATAGTTCATCATATTTTTTACCTTTGTTAACCTATTATACCATTATTAATTGTCAAGAACAGTCATTTCTTTGACTCCAGACTTAGCTAAACTTGTGCTAGCACGTAATTCTGCTAATTCTTCGTTCTGATCCATCTTATCTTCAGCTAATTCTCTTGCTTGCATTAATTTTGCTCTGTCAAAATCAGCTTTTGATTGATCTGCTTCTTTTTTTCGTTCATTTTCCATTGCTCTTAGATCAACTTCACGTGCTTTTAGCTTCAATAACGGATCTGCATCAAATTGTGAAGTAATTTTGTTTTCTTCTTTCATAAATTCTTCAGTCATTTCAGCAATCAAGACTGCTTTTCTTGCTTCAATTTGATTTGTAAGCATTTGTAACTGCTGTTGCATTTGTGGATTGTTTACTGACATCTGTTGCATCTGTTGCATGTTAACCATTTGCTCTCTAAACTCTAATTGAACTTGTTCTTGAGCCATAATTGATATGTGTTCAAGTATATTTTTTTGTATTGCAGCCATAACCATAGGATTATTTCTAACCATGTTAGTTGACATAAAGTTTAAGTGAGCTGTGATGTGTGCTCTGTGATCTTGACCAGGAAAAGCTTGGAAAGGTTTTCCACCTAAAGCATTTATATGCTCTAAACTTGGATCCATCGGTGCTGTTGGCGCCGGTGGTGGTAAAACTGCATCAACATCTTTAACACCAATCGCATTATACATGTTTCTGTATATCTGATACATGTTGTGTAGCTGTGGATTTGATGTTGCAATTTGTAATTGTGTTTGAGCTAAAGTTATTCTCTGACTCATTGAGAATATATTAGGATCAGCAACTGGTACTACATCTACTCTATCATCAAAGTCAGCTTGCTTAATGTTTCTTGCACCACCAACAACATCGTATGGATATTCTGGCGGTAAATATTGTGCAACTATTTTAGATAATAATTTAAATTCGTTCTTCATCGCTGCATAACATCTTTTGTGAATAGCGCTCATGACTCTTGAACCACGCTCCAATAACGCAACTGTAGTTCCTACAGCAGCACCTTGGTTTCCATCACCTACTTGCATATCAGCAATAGCCGCGAACCTTTGACCAGCAGATACTACAACTCCTAATAGGTTCAGTAATGTTGGAGAAGGTTCTTTGTATGGTAGAGGAAAGAAAGCATCTCTTAAATTACCACCGGGTGCATCTACATCTTTAAACTCACCTGGTTGTATTGGTGATGCTTCATCTCTTACTCTAACTCCACGCTGTTTAAATCCAGCCGGTAAATTTGATAAAGTTCCCGCATCTAATAATTGACGGAGAGCAGCCGTTGCCGTTCTGCTCAATCCGCCAATCATGTGAATGAGTCCAAAGCCATAAAATCCAAGTCCTGGCAGAAATTTGAAGTGGACGAAATATTGGATTTTAGTTTTCTTTAGATCATCGGGCGCATAGTTTCGTCTAATAGACAAAACTTTTCTACTACCTTCATCGACTGTAACGAGGTAAGGTAATTTTATTCCAGTTGGTTCTCCGTCTTCACCAACATCTTCAAAACCTTCTAAGTCTAAATTAACATGACACTCTAACAAAGTGTAAACAGGTTCGTTCTTACCTGTCTTTTTAGTTCCTTCTAGCTCACGTTCTTTTTTAGATAGTTCTCCATTAGTATCTGTACCTGGAGGGCCTAACTCAACATCACTATAGAAACCACTGACTTGTTGTTTTCTTAATTCGTTTTCTGAAATTTTCACGGTATGAATAACTGCTTCCGCATCATCTAATGAGGTAGCTGTGTACGGAACAATTAATTCATCCGCTGGTACAAACTTCGATACCACTCTTCCAAGTGGCACGTCGTAGTAAACTTTTTTAAATGTAGAACCTGCAAGTGGTAAATGAAATAACATAGAATCAAATTCTGATTCATATTCTTTCATTGTGTCCATGATTAAATAATTCATATAATCTTTAACACGTTGCGACTGTTGTTCAGTTTGTGGATTTTTAACTCCTATAATTTGTGTTCTAACTGGACCATCGCTTGGTAATAATTCTTTGTAAGCTTGTGCTTGAAATTGTGTTACTGCTTCTGCAAGAACTGGGTGTGTTGCACCTGAAGCTCCTTGAAAAGGTTCTGTTCTATTTTCATATTTGAAACCTAGAAGATCTAGTCCAGTTGTGTAAGCACTTTCCCATTCTTTTCTAGAAGATTTATAATCCATGTAGTTTTGAACCATCTCGTTTCCGATTGGTTCAACAACATTTTCTGGTAAAATATCTGCTAAGTTATCAAAGTGTGATCCTGTGCCTGATACATTGATTGCACCTGGATCATAATCGATTGTCGCTCCACCATCTTCTTCAGGTATAACTTCAACCGGTCCTTTTAATTCTTCTATGTTTTCGTCCTGAACAGCAACTTCTTGCAATTCCTCTTCTGAAGGAATCTCAATTTTAGATCGTGTGTTCGGGAGTCCTTTATCTATATCTGCCATTTATTACTCCTATATCTTCTTAACATTATTATATACATAAGGCAACCCATGAGGTGTTGGCCCTGATTCTGGTGGAATGGTCTTCGTTAGGCTTGCTATGCCTCCTGATGCTTTTTCAAGTCTAAAGTTGTCTGCAAAATAATCCGTTTTATCCTGGTCTCTCATCATATTATTAAAAAGATCATAATTAAGATTTTCTGGTATTTCCATTTTAGCTTGTTTATACATACTATCAATTACTTCTGGAGTATACATAGGAAACATTTCTAACATTTCTTTTTCTCTATCCTTTAATTTTTTTTCTTGCATAAATTGACTAGGCTCTGTTTGTGCATAATTTTCAGCTTTGTATTCTCTAGCTCTTTGATCTTGTAGTCCTAATTGTCTTTCAACCGCTGTGTTGTAAGCTCGAGAAGCCATACTTTCAGGATTCATAATTTTATTAATATTACTTACTGTTCCAGATCTA